GGTAATTGACCGGATCTTCCGACTGCACCACGCGGGTCTCCTGCACCGAGATCCAGCGCATCGACAGGTCGTCGACCCACATCCGGGCCTCCTGCTCGGTGGCGAAGCGCAATAGATTCCCGGTCCACTTGCCGCTGCTGTCAGCGATTACTTGCGGTGCGAAACTCATAGCGACTCCGGGTTGACAACGTGAGTTAGCGAGTGGCCGCACTTGTCGCACCGCGTATGCTTGACGCCAAGATGATCTGACAGGCGCGACCCGACGTCGAACATGACCCCCTGTAGGCACTTCGGACAGTTGACAGAGTCAGGGCGCTGAATCGCTCGACGCTTCAGTTGGCTTTTGCTTTCGGTCATGATCTCTCCTCAGGCGACGGACAGGCCGTCAGTTTTGATTCCGGTGTAGATGTCGCCGAAGTACCGGCGCTCGATCGCGATGTTGGACCCAAGCCTCTGTGCGTCTGGCGGCAGATGCTCGTCGACCCAGTCGAGGGCCAGTTCGCTCCGCGGGCACAGCAGAACGATTGAACCGCCGTCGTAGACGTAGAAGTCAGGACCCACTCTCACTTCGTCATCCGGCTGGGTTCCGACCCGCTCGGCGTGCCCAACCTCGCCGCAGCAGTACACGTCGCTGCCGGTGCCGTTGTAGCTCGTCTTCTCATTCCCGCAGTACGGGCACTCGAATTTGTTGGTCATGCTCACTCCTTCAGATCGTGCCGTGATACACGAAGTCATCGGCGACGTGCCCGCCAGTAGGGGCAGTTACTGCGTCGAGGCAATATCCGCCGTCCGCGTGTCCGACGTCCATGCAAGGCCACGCAAGTTCGTAGCGCATGCAGTCGCGAGCCGCGTAAGCGCGGTGGAAGTACTGGAATGGCATCGTAGCCTCGCAAACTGGGCGATGAGAATTCCTTGATCGTCTGAGTATGCGTGTCATCTTTGCTCCTCTGTCTTTCCTGACTGCAAGCGAATGGTGCTCCTGAAAAGAAAAAGTGTCAAGGGGGTTCCGTAGCCCAAGGAATTGGTGTAGGTTTCGCCACGTTGGACACCAACCTTGACCAAAGGCCATGAAATACGACTCTGACTCTGAAGTTGCAAAGGAACGGGCACGAGTGATGCTCGCGTTGATCAACGAGGGCAAGCGCATGTCTGATGTCGCACGCCTGTACGAGATCTCGAGGCAGCGCGTTGACCAGATCCTGGATCACCACTTCCCCGGCTGGAACAAGAGCAAGCGGCCCTCGTGAGGCACACCGAGATCAGGCCGAACTGGCTTTACTGGATGCCCAGCAAGAGGCTTGCGAAGTGTTACGGCGTCGGCCATGCCTATGCCGCGTTCAAGTACATGGACAACGGCGAAGAGGTCACCCTGTGCATCACGTTCTGCCAGTCGAACCTGATCAAGGAACCGGCGCTGTCCGCGATGCTTGACTCGTCCCAGTCCAAAGAGTAGCGTTCAAAGCACGTCAAACGATGTCAATGAATTAGTCAATGCGAACTTGGAAGGTCATCCGTTGGGACGACAAGCCTGCAGAGGTTCAGTCCGTTGAGTTGATGTGCAAGTGCGGGCAGGAGGCTACTGTACCGGTCGCTCGAGGCCCGACGATCATCGCCCGGATCGGGATGGGGCTTGTCTTCGAACCCGCGGGCTATGTTCCGCCAGCCAACTTCATGCCTGGTGAGATCCAGTGCCGCACCTGTCGTCGCATCTACACCGATCTCTGAAGGGAAACGCATGTACGGCAAGTTTTTCGCCTCGACATTCACCGGCTCTATGGTCGGGGCTGGCACCGACGTCTTCGCGGTCTGGGGCTACGTCATCGCGAACGCGACCTCTGGACAGGTCGAACTGAATCCGAAGCTCCTCGCCCCGATGCTTGGCACGTCCGTCGAGGCAGTGACTCAGGCCATCGAGTTTCTCTGCCGCCCGGATGACGAGAGCAGGAGTCAGGATCACAACGGTTGCAGGCTGATCCGCGAAGGGACTTTCGCCTACATCGTCCCCAATCACCTGAAGTACCGAAGCATTCGGAACGAAGACGATCGCCGGGAGTACAACCGGATCAAGAAGCAGGAATCAAGGGAGAGGATGTCAAAGACAAAGTCATTGACCGGTCAACCGATGTCAGCAGTGTCAGCCCATACAGAAGCAGAAGCAGAAGCAGAAGCAGAAGCAAAGACAAAAGCAAAAGAAGAAAAGAAAAAGAAGACCACGTCGCCTTCGGCGCCGTCTGATGTCTCTCCAGAAGTCTGGACTGACTTCCTGAAAACCCGAAAGGCGGCCCTTACAGAGACCGCTTTGGCGGGGATAAGGCGGGAGGCGAAGAAGGCAGGCATGACACTCGAGGAAGCTTTGCGAATGTGCTGCGAGCGAGCTTGGAGGGGATTCAAGGCCGAGTGGATGAAAGACATGAAACCGTCCTCAGAGCAAGTGGTCGACGAGGCATACGAGATTCTTCAGGCGAGGCAGAGACGATGAACAGGTTTGATCTTGCGACATTGAAGGACCGGCTGGCGCAGTTGTGCGATGCGTTCGGCACCAGGCCGATCGGGGCGGGTGGCATGGCAGTCTGGGCCGACACCCTGTCCGGATGCAACTTCGAGGATGTGCTGTTCGTGCTGACGGACTGGCCGAAGAAGGCGTCGAAGATGCCGACCCCGGCAGAGATCTTCAAACTCTGCGGGACGCGCACCAGCGAGCGGATAGAGCGTCAGGCCGCCGAGAACCGGATGCAGGCCATCTCGGTCGAGGAAGCCTTGGGGCGGGCTGCAGCGGTCAACCGGAACTCTGAGGTGGCGGTGACTGAGCTTCGCAAGATGACCGAGATTCTCAGCGCATCGAAGGGCGGACTTGTCGCCGGAAGTTTCCATCACATCGGCGGCAAAGGCCCGAACGAGGATCACAGGGAGTGGGCGAAACTGCTCCGGGTGAGGGAAGAGTCCGGGGAGGTGATTTCGCTCACGCAGAAGCAGGCTTGGCGTGCCGCACTAGGAGTCGAGAAGTGATCGACTTCAAAGGCAAGGAAGGCCCGAAGCATTTCGTCTTCACGCGGGACAACCTGGTGAACGGCGGCAAGAAGGGCGGATGGACGAAGAAGAAGCGTGCGGAGAAGTTCGCAGCGGTGAAGGCGCCTCCGCTCAACTGGGGAAGCAAGTGAAGAAGAAGGCGAGCCTGCCAGCCCTGCGGAAGAAGGCATGGGCCTCGTTCTCGAAGTACATCCGGTACGGAGAGGACTACGGAATCGTTCGATGCGTAACGTGCGGAGTGGCGGGCACGCCGCAGGAAATGCACGCTGGGCACTTCATCCATTGCTCGAAGCAGTCCGCGCTTTCGTACGACGAGAGGAATGTCCACATTCAATGCCGCCAGTGCAACTACTACGGCATGCAAGGTCTGGCTGCGATCAAGTACACCTTGTTCATGCAGCAGACCTACGGCCCCGGCATCGTCGACGAGTTGATGGCAATGAAGCACTCGAAGGAATACCTCAAGCGTGCAGACCTTGAGGAGATCATCGAAAGGTACAAGCCGTGGTCCTGACCATGTTCGCGACCGGTTTCGTTCTGGGGGCCATCAGCGGGGCTGGCCTGATCCTGATGGCACTGAAGGTGGTCAGGCCGTGACGCTTGGGTCTGTTCTCGTAACCGGTGCCACGGGCACCTTCGGGATGGCATTCGTGCGTCGACTTCTTCGGGACGGGAACGTCTCTCGGGTGTGCATGTTCTCCCGCGGGGAGCACACACAGTCGGTCGCCAGGGGCATGCTGCAGAACCATCCTGCCCTGAGGTGGTTCATCGGCGATGTGAGGGATCAGGAGAGACTTAAACGCGCTATGGACGGATGCGATCTGGTCGTTCACGCTGCTGCCCTGAAACGGGTCGAGGTCGCGGAGTACAACCCGATCGAGGTCGTGAAGACGAACGTCTACGGGGCAGTCAACGTGATCGAAGCGGCAACGGATGCAGGGGTCAAGAAAGTGGTTGCCCTGTCGACGGACAAAGCGGTCCAGCCGGTGAACGCGTACGGTGCGTCGAAGCTCATGGCAGAGAGACTCTTCATCGCCGCCAATGCGTCTCGTGGCAAGAACGGCCCGATCTTCGCCTGCACTCGGTACGGGAATGTCGCCGGGTCGACGGGGAGCGTGATCCCGGTGTGGAACTACTGCAAGGAGTCCGGTGCGAGGGCCACGGTCACCGATCCGGAATGCACCCGGTACTGGATGACGATCGAGGAAGCGGTCGACCTCGTCCTCGAGACTTGCCATTCGATGAAGGGCGGCGAGGTCAACGTGCCGACCTTGCCTGCGTACAGGCTTGGAGATCTGGCCGAAGCGATGGGCGTGGATTACGACGTCGTCGGACTCCCGGCGCACGAAAAGCTTGCCGAGACGATGGACGGGGTGACGACCAGTGCCGACGCTAGGCGCATGTCGATCGACGAACTTAGGGAAGCACTGAAGACGCTATGACCGACCCCTTCAAGGTAGTCAGAGACTTCGAGGCCGCGGTCTGCGAGTACACCGGGGCACCTTACTGCGTGACGACGAACTCATGCACGATGGCGCTGCTGCTGGCGTGCGCGTACTGGAAGACCCGCTGTCACTCTGCCCCGATGAATCAATGGGGCAAGCCTATCGTGGAGATCCCGAAGCGGACCTATGTGGGCGTGCCGATGGCAATCAGGCTCGCTGACTGCGTCCCGGCATTCAGGGACGAGGACTGGATTGGGTCGTATCAACTCAAGCCGTTCCCGGTGTGGGACTGCGCCAGGTATTTCTCGTCGGGCATGTACGAGACCGGTCACTTCGACTGCGTCAGCTTTCACTCATCGAAAGTCTTGGGCGACACGCAGGGCGGGGCGATCCTGCACAACAACTACGAGGCGGACCAGTGGTTGCGACGGGCACGCTTCGATGGTCGCACCGAAGGCATTGCGCCAAAGGACGACACGTTCGACATGCTTGGATGGCACGCATACATGAGTCCGGACGTTGCAGCGCGTCTCCTGTGGAAACTGTCCAGACTGCCAAGGCAAAACGACCCACTTCCGAACGACGACTACCCAGACCTCTCACTGGCACCAATCTTCCAATGACTGACGGACAAACAATCTGCGCGATCGGCGAACGCAACGGGATGGTCGTGATGACCTTCCCGAAACCGATTCAGGAATTCATCATCGATCCGGAGCAGGCGAGGCTGATGGCAGAACAGTTCGCCAAGTCTGCCTACACCGCACATCACGGGCATGAGCCTGACGGTGCGCCGAGGTCGATCGTCACCGACCAGTTGCGGAACAGACTTCGTGCGCGTTCTGCGCTGGTCGTTCGTTCCCTGTTCGAGCAGGGCAAGAGTGCCGAGTACATCGGGCAACACATCACTGACTTGTTGTTATCGGAGGTCGCATGAGAGTCTGCATCATCCCGGCGCGTGGCGGCAGCAGTCGCATCCCGCGCAAGAACATCAGAAGTTTCCACGGTCGGCCCATCATCGAGTACTCCATCGAGACCGCGAAGAAAGTCTGCGATCGCGTGATCGTCTCGACGGAAGACTTCGAGATCGCGGAGGTCGCGAGGAAGATGGGCGCCGAGGTGCACCAGAGATCCTTTGAGATGGCTGAGGATGGCGTCGGGACCCAATCAGTGGCCCGTGACGTCCTGAACCATTTCAAGGTCAAGCGCACCGACCGTGTCGTGGTCCTGTACCCGTGCGCTCCGATGGTGGAGTCGACGGACCTGATCCTGGCCTTCGATCTGTCGAAGAAGGGATTCGTGGTCGCGGTGGGTAGTGATCCGCTTCGCGATGCCGGGGCCTTCTACGTCGGGCGGTGTGGCGCCTTCCGGGATGGAATTCCGTTGTACGAAGACTCGACGCGGATCTTCGTCCTGCCGGAGGAGAGGGTTTGCGACATCAACACCGAAGAGGACTGGACTCGTTGCGAGCAGATGTACGCGGCGATCCACCATGTCCACCGGGCCGAGGCGCAGGGCGACCTTGAGAACTCTGCCGAACTCAGCAGTTTGCGAGAGTATGCGGAGCAAGCTGTCGCCGCTGGGTTGGGCTAGACATGAACCCTCAGGAAAATCTCTGGCGCGGCGCATTCGGTGATGCCTACCTCGACCGCAACCGGGTCAAGTGGCAGGACCGGATTCCATTCTGGTCGCACATCCTCAACAAGACCCAGATCAGATCCGCCTGCGAACTCGGGTGCTCGAGCGGGTGGAACCTTCTCGCACTGAGGGAGCTTGGCGTGCGTGACCTGGTCGGGGTGGAGATCAAAACGAACACAGTGGCAGAAGCACAGGCCAATGGTCTTCTGGTCGAGGAAGGCCGTGCCGACATGGTGTCCTGTCTCGGGGACATCCACGACCTGACGTTCACCTCAGGAGTCCTGATTCACGTCGGCCCGCAGGAACTCGAGCAGACGATGAAGCACCTGATCGAGGGAAGCCGGAAATACGTCCTCGCCGTGGAGTACGCGAGCGACTTCATCGAGGAGGTCAATTACCGCGGGCAAAGGGAAGCCCTGTGGAAAAGACCTTACGGTGAACTTTACGCCAAACTGGGCCTGAAGCTAGTGGATGTTGGAAACGCCGAGGGGTTCAACCAGTGCATGTTCTGGCTGATGGAGAAGCCATGATCCGCTGCTCGCGCTGCTGCATGCCTGATACCAAGCCTGACATCTTCTTCAAGGACGGGATCTGTTCTGCCTGCCTGTCGTATGCCAAGAGACCCGAGATCGACTGGGAGGAGAGGCAGAAGGAACTGGTCAAACTCCTCGACCGGTTCAACGGACGAGTGATCGTCCCATCGTCGGGTGGCAAGGACTCGACCTACATTGCCCTGCGGATGAAGGAACTCGGGGCCGATGTGACTGCGGTCACGGCCACAACGTGCCATCTCACCTCGCTGGGCAGGAAGAACCTCGACAACCTTGCCAGGCATGTCAGGACGATCGAGGTGACTCCGAACATGACGGTGAGGGCGAAGCTCAACCGGATGGGCCTGGAGATGGTTGGGGACATCTCATGGCCCGAACACGCGTCGATCTTCTCGGTCCCGTTCAAGTTCGCCCGCGAGTTGCGGGTCGGACTCCTGATGTACGGGGAGAATCCTCAGGCCGAGTACGGTGGGCCGATGGGTGCCGATCGCGCACGGGAGATGACCCGTCGATGGACTTCGGAGTTCGGCGGGTTCCTGGGTCTCAGGCCTTCGGACTTCATCGGCAAGGAGGGGATCACCGCACGGGACATGGACGACTACACCTTCCCGTACGTTCTGGAAGGGCAGGAGGCACACTTCCTCGGCGCCTACGAACCCTGGGACTCGCACCGCAATGCAAGGGTCGCCGTTGAGAACGGGATGCAGGCAGAGGTCCCGAGTGTGGCGAACTGGTGGAAAGAGGAGAACCTCGACAACGCCCAGACCGGCCTGCACGATCACATGATGTACAAGAAGTACGGCTATGGCCGCGGGTGCGCCCAGATCTCGGTGGACATACGGTACGGTCTGATCGATCGAGAAAAGGCTTTGGCGTGGGTGAAGGCAGCCGACGGCGAGTTCCCGTTCGTCTATGCCGGGGTCCACATCGCCGAGGTCTTGGACCGGATCGGACTCAAGCCTGAAAAGCTGGGCGAGATCATCGACCGATTCACGAACAAGGAGTTGTTCCATGCTGGCGTCTCGAATCATTCCAGTGATGCTCTGCAAGGGTCGCCAGTTGGTGAAGGGTCAGCGGTTCAACAATGAACGCGTCGTGGGCCATGCAGCCCAGGCGGCAAGAGTCCATGCCTCTCGGGGAGTTGATGAGCTTCTACTCCTCGACGTCTCGGCAACCTCCGAGGGGCGTGGGCCTGATCTCGAGATGATCGAGGAACTGACCGACCAGGTCTTCATCCCGGTGACGGTGGGTGGAGGGATCAGGACTCTGGATCAGATTCGGGATCTCCTGAGGGCCGGAGCGGACAAGGTGGCGATCGGTGCAGCCGCCCGACAGGACCCGCATTTCATTCTCAAGGCTTCGGAGAAGTTTGGTTCTCAAGCGATCGTCGTGGCGGTAGACTATCCGGCGCAGTCGACGTCGTTCACGATGGTCGCTGAATCGAATGGTGCCGGGGAGATCCTGCTGAACCACATGGAACGGGACGGGACGATGGATGGGTTCGACCTCGACCTGATTCGGTTCGTCAGCGAGAACCTCTCTGTTCCCTTGATTGCCTGCGGTGGGTGCAAGTCCTACGAGGACATGGCTGATGCCATCAAGGCTGGAGCCTCCGCGGTTGCTGTCGGGGCCTTCTTCACCTTTGAAGATGCGACCCCTCTCGAGGCCGCCCGCTACCTAGCCTCCCAAGGGATCGAGGCCAGACTGTAATGGACCCACGGTACCGGATACTCCGGGCACCCTCGTCGACGAACATCGGGCCTCCGGGACCACCGGGACCTGCTGGGCCTCCGGGTCCGGCGGGATCAGGAAGCACGACGGTCAGCACCGCAGGAGTGACGGACGGGGACAAGGGAGACATCGTTGTCTCTGCCTCCGGGACGGTCTGGACGATCGATCCTACGGTCCTGAGTACCGCCGGAAGGGACCTGATCAACGACGCGGATGCGGCGACCCAGAGGGGCACCCTGGGGCTTGGGAGCATCGCCACCCTGTCATCCACGGGATTCGCCGCCAGCACGCACAACCACTCGGGAACCTACGAACCGGTCAGCACGGCGATCCTGCGGTCTTCGGACATCGGGGTAACTCTCTCGTCGGTCGGGCATGCCCACTCGAGCCTGTACGAACCATTGAGCACGGGACTGCTGCGGTCGTCCGATATTGGGGTTACAGTCTCATCGCAGGGTCATACGCACACAGAATTCTTGCGGACATTGGATCAGATTCCATTGGCGACGACGAACGTGAATTTCAACGGGCAGCAGGCTACGAGTTTCCGTATCCAGAACTCGACGGCAGATCCAATTGCTCCCACTATCGGCCAGATCTGGCTAAGGACGGACCTTTAAATGGCGGCTGGCTTCTTTTCAGCATCAACCTTTCGACAGGTCGGCGCTGCTGCGACCACGCAGAACCTGTTGACCATCGAGAACATCGATGCAACGAAACTGGTGTGGATTCGCCGCATCACGGTCCAGATGGACACGACGGCGGCGCTCACTGCCGTGTCTCCGCTCATCAAGACCTCGCGCACCACGGGAGTTCCTACGGGCGGAACGACTCTCGCCAAAGGTCAATTCGACAGCACGGTAGCGACCAATGCCAACACCATTGTCCGAGGCTCAACGGCGTCGGATGGTGGCGCGAACTCCGGCCCAACCGCGACGGCGGGAACGGTAGTTTGGGAGCAATTTATGACGAGACTCCATACTGCTGTGGGTCAGGTTCTTGCTCCTGATATGTCATGCCTTCCGATGCTGGTGGACCTTGAGGACTTTGTCCTGCGGCAGAACGAGGCACTGATGGTTCATATCGTGGCGGCGGCTACCGCATCGAACCCGGCGACCAATCATTATGTCGTCAACGTCTGCTGGGAAGAAAACTAATGGCTGTTGTTTTCCGTGGCACTGCCCAATCGCTGACCATCGTCGGTAACGACGAGGTTGCGCAGAATCTGTTTGTCATTGAAAACGGCTTTAAGTCGCGCGTCAATGTGATCATTCGCCGCTTGACGTTCGGGTTGGATTCTCTGGTTGTGCTTACCAGTGTGCAGAACGTACTGAAGGTAAGCCGCTGCACGGCAGTTAGTGGCGGGGTGATTCTTGATAAGGCCAAGTTCGTCAACACAGAAACGTCTGACAGCAACGTGGTGATTCGTGCCCAAGCGAACGAGACTGCTCGGATTACCGCCACGGCGGGCGATACGATGTGGACGCAGTTTGGTGCTCGTATGCACACCGCAGTTGAACAGCAACAGCCTGAGATCGATTCATCGCGCTTTAGTTTCCGTAATCTGATACCGCAATCAGCACTGGCAACGACAGACTTGGTACTGCGTCCCGGTAATGCTTTGCTGGTCAAAGTCATTGCCTCCGCAGCCGCCAGTAATGCGCAGATCTCTACGAATTACGCCGTCCGGTGCATGTGGGAGGAAGACTCGATCACCACCTTCGCCATCAGCGGGACCGTGACTCTTGGCGGCTCGCCGGTAGACGGAGCAAAGGTCATGGTCATCGAGGCAGATGATGCGGCATTGACGAATGCTCACCTGTACGAAGTGAAGACGACTGCCGGTGGTGGATTGTGGGCGTCAACGATCAGGACGGGGAAAGTGGGCGCGGCTTTTGTGCAGTACCAGAACGGCGGGACTTACTACACTGCTCCCGGTTCACCATACCTGTCTTAAATGAGCACATATGTTGTCCCGGCGCTTAATGCGGTCAATTTTGCTCTCACGGCTTTCACGCCGGAAGACAACACGAATCACAGCATTGCGCTTAGTTCGTACACGACGCCTGCGCTTAATGCGGTCAACTTCGCGCTCACGTCTTACACGCTTCCTACGTTCCTGTCGCTCGACTTCGAACTGGGCGACGGTGGCGGTCCGGTATTCCCGACCCAGTACTCCGGCCTGCGTTACTTCCTTGGCACGATGAAGGAACTCTGCCTCGTGGCCGTCGCGGATGCTCCAGTGCCTTCCTGGAGGGTCAGCAAGAACGGGACGACCTATGCGGTCTACCTCGTCGAGACCACAGATCCCAATGCCAGCGGGGTACGGATCAACACATCGGGCGGAACCAAGGCCGCCAGGTTGAAGACATGAACCTGATCGACGTCTATTCCAGTGACTCAGCGGGCATCCTTTACCAGTTGCTGGAGGAGAGAACCCCGCAGCAATCGATCTCGCACAAGGCCATGCCAACGAGGCGCGAGCATGAGAACTTCATCGCTTCCAAGCCCTACACCGCGTGGTATCTGATCGAAGTCGACGGAGAAATCGTCGGCGCGACCTACCTTTCCAAGCAGAGAGAGATCGGAATCTTCATCTTCGAGGCCCAGAGAGCGAATGGGTACGGAAAGAAGGCAGTTTCCCTGCTGATGAGGAAGCATCCGGGCAAGTTCCTCGCCAATATCGGCCCGGAAAATGGCCCCTCCCGGTCATTCTTCCGCAAGCTCGGGTTCGAACTCCTGCAACTGACGTACGTCCATGAGTAGGCCTTTCATCATTGCCGAGATGTCGGCGAACCACTTGGGATCGCTCGAGCGTGCCCTGAAGATCATCTCGGTCGCCAAGGAATGCGGCGCGGATGCCGTCAAGACTCAGTGCTGGTATCCCGGCTCCATGTGCGTCTCGGAGTCTGTGATTGCCTCAGGGCCTTGGAAGGGGAGAGAACTTCGGGACCTGTACTCGGAGTGCGAGACCCCGTGGCACTGGTATCCGACGATGTTCGCCTGGGCCAAGTCGATCGGGATCGAGCTTTTCGCGTCCGCCTTTGACATCGAATCGATCCAGTTCCTCGAGAAGATGGGAGTCAGGCGGCACAAGATTGCCTCCTGCGAACTCGTCGACCTGAGGCTGGTGAAGGCCGCCGCCCGGACAGGGAAGCCCCTGATCCTCTCCACTGGGATGGCAACCTACGACGAGATCAAGGCCGCGGTCTATGCCGCAGACATCTCGACCTCGAACGTCAAGACCACCCTTTTGCGGTGCGTCAGCGGTTATCCTGCCCAGCCAGAGGAAATCGGTCTGGGGATGATCAGGAAGATGTCCAAGGACTGGTTGTGCAAGGTAGGACTATCGGATCACACTCCGGGGACAGCGGTCTCTGTGGCTGCCGTAGCCCTTGGGGCCACCATGATCGAGAAGCACCTGACCCTGGCGCGTGCCGACGGAGGACCAGACGCTGGATTCTCGATGGAACCGCATGAGTTCAAGCAACTGGTCGAAGACTGTCAGATCGCGTCAGAGGCAGTCAAAGACGTCGACTATGGCCCAAGACCTACCGAAGAGTCCCAGCTTGCCCTCAGACGCTCACTCTGGTGGGCCAAGGACATGGAACCCGGATCAGTGATCGACCAGTACTCAACCAAGACTGCACGCCCCTCAACTGGACTCAACCCAATCCTCCTGCCGTCAATCATGGGTAAACCACTCTCCAGAGCAGTCAGGATGAACACCCCAGTCCTCGAGGTCGACCTCAATGGCTGACAAGCCCGAGAAGAAGACCCGACGCAAGAAAGCCGATCGGTACGTCCCAAGGCCAGTCGGACGTCCGTCGGAATACGACCCAGCACTTGCCCAAGAATTCTGTCACCGGGTCGCAGAGGGAGAAACGGTAGCCAAGATCTGCGACACGCCTGGTATGCCCAGAATGACCACGTTCTTCACATGGATGGAACGGCACCCTGAATTTAAGGAGTCCTACGCCCATGCAAAATCCGTCCAACTCGAGCGCATGGCAGACGAAACCCTCCACATTGCCGACAACGCGACGAACGACTGGATGGAAAAGAACGACCCAGAAAATCCCGGCTACAGGGCTAACGGCGACCACATCAGTCGGTCAAGGCTGAGAGTCGACACCCGGAAATGGTTGCTGTCCAAGCTCGCCCCGAAGAAGTACGGTGATCTGATCGGCAAGTATGAGGCGCCCGCGGAGATCCAAGTAGAGGTCGACAGCATGGCGATCGCCCGTCGGGTTGCGGTCATGCTCCTGACTGCTGCCCGGAACCAGGACGTCGAGGACGTGGTCGTGAAGGAGAAGAAGTGAAGAAGTGAGTGACGAGGACCTCGAGGCTTTCATGCGGGCGCTGCTCGAGGTGAGGCAGGAACTGGCGGCGCTCGAGGCCGAATTAGTCATCCTCCGGTTGCAGATTGCGACTAGAATTTCCGTTGGTCACTAGGCCCACTTCCTGAAGGATGACAAATGGCTGGTTCTGTCACGCTCGTAGTTGTCACCGGTTCGCAGTCGTTCCCTCCCGGCACCGTCGGGGGCCTGTACCGATTCACGGTCAACGGTGAGGTTCAGGATGTCGCGGAACCCACGGCAGTCTTCCCGCTCCCGCCTGCAGGGGCATACCTGGCACTCTGCGTACGCCTTGATGCGGCGGGCAATCCGATCGGATCGCCGGTATCGGCCCCCTTCGAGGTTCCGGCAGACGTGGTCGTCGACGTTCCGGTCTCGATTACGGTGTCTCTGTCGTTCACCTAAGGTCGTGATCGACTGGCTCATTGAGTGGCTGTTCCGTCGGATCTTTCGGCGGACAGTCATTCAGGTGCCTGCCAAGATGATCGTTCAGGTTCACCGATGCGATGGGCCTGAGCGATAGACTTTGGCTATGCCTAGAGATAAACTGATCGGGACGCAAGGGGAAAGTCCATGCCATTTACGGACAAGCAGATCCGCCTGTTCGCCGCGGCGGCCCACGACAAGGGCATCGCGAAGAGTTCGGGCATCCCCATGCACAAGGCCCGCAAGATGCTGATGGAGTCATCCGGAAAGCAACGCTCGAGGGCCGCGAAGCGCACCCCAGTCCGCAGTCATGCGATGAAGTAAAGGACACGAATGGCAACCTATCCAGGCAAGCGGACTCCGGATCAGCGGACATTTGCGACAGCGACGATCAGCACCTCGACAGACGCGGTGTCCGACGTGATCGACTGCGGTGGCCTGACCCTCGCAGCCATCGAGATGTCGTCCGACTGGACCGACGCCCCGATCTCGTTTCTCGGCTCGATCGACTCGACTGCTGGCATGCACACGATCATGCGGGCGGCGTCGAGTGGCCTGGGATCTCCGATCGAGATCGAGTTCACCTCGACTGCCAACCAACTCTTCACGGTTGACCCATCACTCTTCTGGGGCATCCGATACATCCAGTTGCGGAGCGGTAGCTCGAGCACGGGTGTCGTTGCACAGGCCGCGCCCCGCTCGATTCTGCTTGGCCTCGCGGCGTATCAGCCGATCAAGTGAACAAGCCTGCACTACTGCGTCCGATGGTTGTCATCGACGAGACGTCCAAGTTCACGCAAGACCAGTGGCGCAAGATGAAGCCTCGCCTGGTCCTGAGGGATTTCAGCGAGCTTGAGAAGATTCGATTTACCGACTCGGCGGCCTCCGAGGACTCCACAAGCACATAGCACATAGCAGGAGATCATCATGGGATTCGCCAAGAAGATCACGACTTCGCTGCATGGTCGCGTCGTTGGCATTCAGAGCCTGTCGTCTGCCGAGTCTGGCAGCGGCAGCGGTGTTCAGCACTTCCTCGCCGGTCAGTTCGCCGACATCCGTCGTGACGTATCGACGGCAGAGACGACCGCAGTCAACCTGAAGGCAAGCGGCGTCAGCCATTTCGGCACGACGTCGACGGGCACGGGTTCGTCCGCGGTGTACACGCTCGATCCGCCGATCCCCGGCGTGACCAAGTTCATTGCGCTGACCTGTGGCGCATCGGACGGCCCGATCTACATCAAGACCGGCGGCCCGACGATCGAGAGCACGGCAGGCTCGACCTTCCAGACGATCAAGATGTCGACGCGTCAGTTCATCGAACTGATCGGCGTGACGACCGGTCGCTGGATGACGTTCATGACTTCGGGGCAAGTCGTCCTGCAAGAGACCACATGAGGGTCGCGCTCATTGGTTCAGCGGGGTCGGTGCATCTGGCCCCGTACGAGAGCGGGAAGGGATTCGAGGAGCACAAGGAGGGGTTGCCGGTATGGCCCCCTCCGGCCTTCCAGGGTGAAGAGTGGCAGATCTGGGGCTGCAGTCCGGGAGCCTCGGGTGCCGTCCGTCGTGCCTCGCGCTGGTTCGAAGTCCATCGCTGGGAACCGGGTCAGGCTTGGTTGCCACAGACCTACTGCCAGTTCCTGAAGAACTTCGCCGGTCCGGTCTATGTCGGCGGTCCGATCCCGAAGGAAGAGATCCCGAACCAGGTCATGTACCCGCTCGAGGAAGTGGAGACGGAGTTCTCGTCGTTCTTCCTGACGTCGTCCCTTTCGCTGATGTTCGCGCTCGCGATCCTTGAGATCGAGGCGGAACGCAAGGCGAATCCGGACCACGACTGGAACGAGGACGTGATTGCCTTCTTCGGTGTCGACATGGCCGCGAGCGAGGAGTACGGCTATCAGCGGGCAGGATGCCAGCACTTCATCCTCGAAGCGATCAAGCGTGGCATCGGTGTCTACACGCCACCGGAGTCGTGCCTGATGCGTCCGTTGCCGGTCTACGGCCTGAGCGAGTGGCAGCACAACTATGTGAAGCTCACCCAGCGGGCGCGCGAGATCAACCGTCGTCGCGGGGAAGCCGCTCAAGCGATCGAGCAGAACCGGATGATCATGGCTTCCTGCGATGGTGCGCTCGAGGACCTGACGTACATGACCAACACCTGGACGTCGCCCTTCGGGTTGCCTGCGGGTGAGGTTGTACGGATGAAGCGCGACGTGGTCGAGAAGCGGTCTTTGTCTCGTTCGCCTGACTTCATGCCATCTTCGAAGGGTGAGTTCGTGCCGTCCGCGGTCTCTCCTCGTAACGGCAACGGCAAGTTGCGCGACACTGGGTCCGATCGCGGGCATGCAAGCGATCACGCTCGATGACCTGATCGCAAGGCTGGCGAAGCTACCGAAGGAGGAACTTCGCCAGCTTGACAAGGCATCACTCGAATGGGCCGAGGCGAACAACATGTCTCGCTGGCAGCCCAATCCGGGGCCTCAGTCCGAGGCCTACTTCTCGAAAGCGGACTGCCTTCTGTACGGTGGTGAACCGGGAGGGGGCAAGTCTGCACTTTGCCTGGGGCTTGCGTACACGGCCCACGAGCGATCGTTGATCATGCGCCGGGAGTACGGTGACCTTGATCGACTGATCGAGGACACGCTCAAGATCCACGGTTCGAAGCTCGGGTTCAACGGTTCTCCACCGCCCAAGCTGGTGGTCTCGGAGAACCACATCATCGACTTCGGCGCCGCCTCGAGGATCGGGGACGAGCAGAAGTTCATGGGCCGAGGGCATGATCTGCTTGCGGTGGACGAGGCGACACACTTCGCTGAGTCACAGATCCGGTTCATGATGGGCTGGGTCCGGACCGAGACCCCCGGTCAGCGGACCCGCACGGTCCTCGCGACCAATCCACCTCTGAGACCAGAAGGTCTTTGGGTCAACAAGATGTTCGCCCCCTGGCTGGACCCGAGGTTCTCGAACCCGG